GCGGCATCAGATCGCTGTCCATGCAGCCATTACGTGCAATACCAAGGCTTTGCATGCCATCGCAAAGCTGGGCGGGGCTGAGTTTGCGAAAGCGCTCGAGGATGTCCTGCGGGATGGGTTCAGGCAGAGCAAAATACTGTTCAGTGTTCATGATCGACAATCCTCAAGAGTGGCGGGCGAGATGGGCAATGGCGTCGCGATAATTCATGTCGCTGCCACTCGGCCCTAGCAGGCTGGCCCAGTCGCTCAGAGCAAGCTTCTGTAGTTGACCGCGGGTGGCCGTGGACATGGTGGAATCGACACCGGCCGCTTCGAGCGTCGCCACTACATCGTCGAGTTCAGCACCGCGGCGCTTCGCATGGATCAAGGTCCGAGCGGTGAAGGTATTGGCGAGTTGCTCTACCGTTTTGCCGTTCAGTGAGTCAGCCAAGGATTCGACCAAGGTATCAAGCACGCCGAAACGCTCGGCCGCCAGGAAGGATTCCAGAAACAGTTGCGGCAAGCCTTTCATCACCACGCTTTTGAGCATCTTGATGGCCGAAGCAGAGCCGGGCTCGGCGTCCAGCACAGTCAGCCGCATACCGTGCGGCGTGAAAGCCTGCTCAAACGCCTGGGCGGCGCTCCCGGCCAGCAGCATCGGGACACGGTGGGCGTTACCCGGTACGGTACCCATCACCGCGACGTCGCAGAAGTCAACGCCGGCAGCCCGCGGTAATCGATCGATAGCCTGTTTGACAGTGGGGGCTGCCGAGTTCATATCGATGTAGTGCTGCCCGCTCTGGAGCAGCGGCATGATCCGCTCGGCCAGTGCAAGGGCGCTGCTGGCGCTGGTCAAACATGCGATGAAGCGCGCTTCTCGGCAGGCCTCTTCCAGGGTGTCATACAGCGTCACCTGCGCCTGCTCGGCACGTTGTTGAATCAGCGGGCCAGCCTTTGGGTCGTCTCTATAGGCGTCATATGCGCCTATACGCATTCCCCCTTGCTGCCCCAGGCCGCTGGCCAGGTGGAACGCGGCTTCGCCGAAACCGATAAAGATCAGGTCCATGAACACATTGCCTCTTATTGGATTTATTTTCTTGAGGTAGAGCAAGGCATGTGCCACGCGCGGCGACGTCGGCTTCACATAAAATAAAATCTTTTAAGATCAGTTAATTAGCGCATGCTCGATCACCTGACCTTTGCCAGGAGGCAACAGAGGGATAACCTTCTCATTGCAGTTAATTTCATTTCCTGAACAACAATGAAATATAAGGAAACCGCATGAAACACGAGGTCTACTTGGCTGAGCAGCGGATTCCTACAAACGGAATCGCCGTCATCACGCCGTCCACCACCATGACCCGGGTAATGAACAGCATCCTGCGAGCGCGCCAGCTTTCGCTGCCCGTTGTGGAGGCGGCCCAGACCGATGCGATCAAGACTGCTCGGCAGCTGATTGAGGAAGGTGCTGAGGTGCTGATCAGTCGAGGCAAGACCGCAAGCATGCTTCGCGAACACTTTCGCGTGCCGGTCGTGGAGGTCAGGCATACCTTTTTCGATTGCATCAATGCTTATGAAAAGGCTTCACGTCTGTCATCGAAAATTGCTTTTTTGGCCACCTCAGAGGGCTACGCAAGAATCTTGGAAAAGTCCCGTCCATTCTTGCCCGATGCTTCAATCTGCTTTATCGACCCTCTGAGCAGCTTGCAAAACACCGACTCGGTACTCGACAACCTGCAGACGCAGGGTATCGAAGTAGCCATAGGTGGACTGTCACTCGAGGAACCGGTGAAATCGCGGGGCATGCACTATGTCATGTCCGATACCGACAGTGACGCAGCAGCAGAAGCGATCGACGAGGCCTTGCACCTTTTGCAGGTGCAGGAGGAAAGAAGACAGCAGCGACAGGAACTGCAACACCGATACGAGATGATCCAGTCGATTCTGGATTGCGTGTCTGAAGGCATCTTCAGCGTCGATGGTTCGGGCGTGGTAACCAGGATGAATAATGTCGCCCGGACCTACTTGAGTGCAGTCAGCTGCGGAGACGCCGTTACCCAACTACCGCTAAGCAATTACTTCACTCAGGCGCTCCGCCATGGCAAACCAGTGCGTGGCGCGTTGATCGACATAGGCCGACTTTCGCTGACACTGAGCATTGCCCCCATCGTGCTTGAGGGAGAAATAATCGGCGCCGTCGCCACCCTGCAAAACCAGACGGATATCAAAGCGATCGAGCAGAAGATGCGTCGCGCGTTGGCAGGCCGCCACCTGGCCGAAAGCAGCTTCGACGACATCATCGGCAACAGCGCCGCCTTGCTGAAAGCCAAGGCCCTGGCTGCGACCTTTGCAGGAGTGGACAGCACCCTGATGATTGAAGGTGAAACCGGCACCGGCAAAGAGTTGTTCGCGCAGAGTATCCACAATGCCTCACCACGCCGCAGCGGTCCCTTCGTGGCCATCAACTGTGCAGCCTTCGCGCCCAGCGTCCTGGAGAGCGAGTTATTCGGCTACGTGAAGGGCGCATTCACTGGAGCGGCGGCGGAGGGCCGGGCAGGAGTGTTCGAGCTCGCCCATACCGGCACTCTGTTTCTAGACGAAATCAGCGAAACCTCTACGGACATCCAGTTAAAGCTACTTCGAACTCTGCAGGAGCGGAAAGTGATCCGTTTGGGGGACGACAAGGTCACGCCGGTGGATATCCGCATTATCACCGCGAGCAACAAACCGCTGCCGGCGTTGATTGCCCAAGGGCTGTTCCGTGAGGACTTCTACTACCGGATCTTCGTGTTGAGGCTCAGGTTGCCTCCTCTGCGCGAGCGTCGAGAGGACATCCCTGCCCTAGCCCGCCACATTCTCAAAGGTAGCGCCAGCGACGTACTGAAAAGCACGCCAAAGCTTATCGCCAGGCTTTGCGATCACCACTGGCCAGGTAATGTACGACAGCTAGGCAACATCGTCGAACGCCTTAGCGTGATGAGTAAGTGCAGCATGTTGCTTCCGGACTGGCTGGACGAGGCGCTTGACGATCTTTCGCCGGCAGCCATCAATCCTGCTGGTGAAGGTGTGTCAAAGCTGCCGAACGAGCGAGACATTTTATTCGCCGCACTGACCAATGCTGGCGGCAACCGAAGAATCGCAGCCGAGCACCTGGGCATCAGCACCACCACGCTGTGGCGCAGGATGAAGAAATTCCTCGATCAGGATCCAGGCTGCTTCGATGCAGCCCGATACTCCTGATGCTTCCTGCATTGGGAGCGAATTCGGCGGATCAATCTAAATCACCCGCAGGACGTTAACTTTGAACACACTCCTGTAGCCACTAACAAACGCAAGCCATTCGGCGTCCGTCCAGTTGGACCTACGCTTGACCTGCCGCAAGTCATGACGGCTTGCGGTCATTGCGGTGAAGCGTTTACCGCTGCGGCTGTGGAGCTGGCCAGCATGGAGCCAGCCCTCCTCCAGCAGTATCGCTGACCATCGGTCTTTGAAATGCAAAAAGCCCAGCGCGGTGCTGGGCTCTGTCGACTTAATCCAAAGGATCAGATGATCACTTAAGCCCCAATACGGAGATTATTCCCAGGGATGCTTTTGATATATGTAACGTTTTACAGTGGGTGAACCTGACAAATCCGGCGGTCCTTGCCTATTCACGCTCCGAAAGGGCGGATTCTGTACGTAACGGGCGCGATCCTCTGAACGATTTTTATCGGCTTGATCTTGTTGATCACCTTGATAGTTATCTTTATCAGCCGGCATGCTTACCAGCCTATCACTATCGATCCCATATCTATCTCTGGACATACGCACCTCTCAACGCTCAGAAATTCTGAGCTAAATCGAGTATGCGCCTATTCAAAATATGGAATTTTTCTATTAGACCGCCGGGCCAACTGAAAGCGGAAGGTATGACCTGTCGCACATCCAGCGTGGATGAAAGGCCAGTATCGCGCCACTACAGCGCCGTCGTAGTGTTGCGCCTCGCAATGAACCGCCGCGGTTCGTTGCCGGAAAGCCCATGGACTGGGGCAATTCAGGAGATAAGGAATGCCTGCAAATCCCGGACAAAAAATTTGCCCCTACATCATCGTTCACCACCCTTTACGATGAGCTCAAGGCCATTGGCTCTGGATACGCACTGGTCCTGGAACTGGTGACCGGGAAGAAGCTGAGCAGTGCCTGATCCACAAGCTTGAGAAGCTGCGCAGCGAGGCAACATTTGCGCCCAGCTTGCCCTGGTTTCGCTTCAATCAGGATTCACGACCTGAAGCATACCTTCGGCATACGCCTGAAGGCAGCTGGCGTGACAGAGGAAGATCGGAAGTCGCTGCTTGGCCACAAGAACGGGAGCGTGACCAGTCACTACTCCGGCGCTGAGCTGGGTCAGTTGATAGAGGCGGCAAACAAGGTTTCAGCAACGGACTCGCGTGGGCCGGTGCTGACAATTCTGAAAAGGAGGCAGGCTTGAAAATGGAGAAGTCACGCAAAAGTCACGCAAATGAAAAAGGCCATTCCTTGCGGAAATGGCCTAAGTCATTGGGATTATTGGTCGGGACGGAGTGATTCGAACACTCGACCCCTTGCACCCCATGCGTGCAAGGCACTACTAAAGCCTTACGGAACAAGGCCTTGAGCGGGCGCTCGCTGCAAACGGTGCCGCACTCTGCAAGACCGAATTTCACAAACCCCCGAAAATCTCCCACGGGCTTCGGCCTGCGCCCGGCGTTCTGCCGACCTCCCCTTCCTTTATATGGCTACACCGTCCGACACCACCATGACTGCGCATACAGCACGCCGTCGACCTCCTCTACACCATTGATGTTGATGCCTAGCTGGGCCATGCCATTCACCTTCGCATCGTGCAGGCGCGGGATGACGTCGGCGCCGGGCGAATGGGTGAAGACCCAGGCCTGCGTGGACACCCTGCCCAACGGCGCGCTGTGGTGATCGCCGATGTGGATGTCTGCCTTCAGGGCCTGGATCTTCCCCATCTGATCACTCGGGATCGCCATCCCCAGCTTGCGCCGCCGAACGATCAGGAAATACATGTCATCGGACCATGCTGCGCAGGCTGTAGGTAACCACGCCCCAGACAGAGAACTCGTCACCCTCCATGATGAACCGCGGCGCGTACCGAGGATTCTCCGAGCGCAGCACGATCTGCCGGCCAATATAGTCGAGCCGCTTGCAGATTGGCTCGCCGTTCACCGCCGCGATGACGATGTGGCCGGCCCGCGCATCGATCGCCTTGTCGACGATCACAACGTCCTCGTCGAAGATCCCGGCACCCTGCATGCTGTCGCCGTCGATCTTGACCAGGTACACATTGGGCGCATGCACCTGCAGCAGTTCGTCGAGGGATATAGCCTGCAGGTCTTCGGCTCCCGCGAAAGCACTCACGGACTGCATGGCTGGCCAGCCTCAAGGCCATAGAGACGAGCCGCCTCTGCCAGCTCGAGCATGTCGGCGAGCTGGTCGGCGTCCACCTCCTTTCTGCGGTGAGCGGCCAGGGCCATGACCTCCAGCACAGCCGCTCTTCCCTCCGGGTCGTCGGTCAATGCAGCGACATCATCGAGCTCAGCGACCCAAAGCGCAGGTAAGTGTTGTGACATGGCGGCACCCGATACTGTATATAAAAACAGTATCGTAAGGCCGGGAGCCGCCGCCGGCAATCACCGCCTGGCGGGCAAGGATCAGTGCGCGGGCGCGCCTCTGCCGCTCAGTGCCTTGAGCTGGTAATCGGTGACCGCTTGGGCGTGTGCCTCGTAAATCTGGCGCAGCCGCTCAACCTCGAGGGCTGCAGCGCCCATGTCCTTCGCTTCGTGATAGCGTTTTAGCGCAGCCATGACCTGCAGGTACATCTCATGGTCTGGCATCAGCACGCAGCTTGGTTCCTTGCTCACCGGTCATCCCTCAGCTAGGCGGCCGAGATAAGCCCGTCTATGCCCCAGCCTAACGACAAGCGCCGATGGTGACTATCAGCTTTTTCCCGAAGCCTGTGTGTTGCAGCCAGCATGCAAGCAACGCGCTCGTCCGTCCGGATTCATTTGATAGCCATTGGCTGCTAGCGCATAATTCGCCGCCATTTTGCCAAGGAGAGCCGCGTGACCATCAATATTGCTATCGCAACGTACGATGCCATCGTGCTGGGGTGTGACAGTCTGTCCAGCCAGGTCGAGCAGGCAATCATGCCTTTTCGCCATGGGGTTGGTTTTGCACGAGATGCCGATGGCAATGAGCTGATAGACGCGACTGGTCAGCGTGTAGTGTCCATGGCGCATCTGCAACCGTACGTTACGAACGTTTTCGGCGGTGCTCAAAAAATGTTCTGCCTGTATGAGGACGATGACACCTCTGTTGCCGCGGTAACCGCGGGGATGGCTACGCTTGGTGGCGTAACAATTGCTGGTGTCGCGGCCCGATTCAAAAAGCGGAACGTCGCGGAAGGAAAGCAATTTAGAACAGTCAAGGATGTGGCAGAAGCTTTTCTAGCTCACGTTCGACTCGAATGGGAGATCCAGGTTGAATACGAGACTGCAGAAGAAGAAAAGCGGCCGTACTTTCCTGATGTTCAGTTCATCGTCGGGGGTTATGGCGCGGATGATGCATCAGGGGTGGTATTCAAGCTATCAGTCAATTCTTTGACCATGGAAGAACAGTTTGCCTGGCGCTCCCGCTCTGGTACGTGTTTCGCCGGGCAGTCCGATTTTGTTGAACGACTGCTTGTCGGCGTTGATCAAAGAATCATAAATGACGTTGAAGCTGCCATTCGTCAGATGCTGGCAGCCCACAGTGAAGCAACGGCCCAGGCATTGTTGGATCGTTTGAAGGACGCCGGTGTGATTTTGCCGGAAGGATTCACGTTTGATACGCCGGATTTTCCAGCTCAGCTACCATGGTTTGAAAACGTGGCGAGTATTGACTTTGGAAATCTACCTACCCAGTATGCAGTTGACTTGGCCGAGCTTTTGGTCAATCTACAGTCAGGGGTGCAGAGGTTTGCGACTGGCGTAGCAACCGTAGGTGGAAGGACACACATCGGTGTGCTCAAGCGCGGTGAAAAATTTGCCATGCTCAATGAGCCAAAATTAGTACATAACCATACAGGTTACTCTCATGACTTATAGCTATCGCGATTTCTCAGGGCAGATCGGTTCCACGTCGTACGCGGACAATGATCAGGTGCAACGCACCTTTGCCTGTTCAGACAGAAGTGGATCCATCCCTTCCGCACAGGATCGCAAGCCAGCTCAACCGGCCACCTCCATGAAAGGTGTGTCAGCGACCTATCGAAATGGTCTAGTCCAGGTGCATTGAGCACTCAAACAGCCCGCGATAGCGGGCTTTTTTGTGGCCAACTGTTAGAGACGTCGCGAGTTCATTGACAGGAATAGACTGCCGCCGCCAGCGCCTTCTCATAACCGATGCGCTGCCTCCGCTCCGCCAGCAGTGCCCGCACCTTCACCTCTAGGCTGTCACCCTTGCGCAGGCCGGCCGCTGCCCAGGGCGGCACGGCCACCTCAGGCGCGCGGCACGGCACCTGCACCGGCAACTCGATGCGGACGTACTCGACCTGCGGCGGCGTCTTCGCTGCGCAACCGGCCAGCAGCAGGCCGGCCAGCATCCCCTGCAGCACCTGCATTTTCATAGGCCAAGCTCCTTATCGATGATCGAGGTTGCCGCTGCGCACTGGTCGCCGCCGGTTCGCTCTTGCTGCAGGCGGTTCGCCGCGGCGTAGTCGTTTTCGGCGCTGGTCTTGGCCGCTGCCACGGCTTGATCGGCGATAGCCTGGCGGTTGGCGGCGGCAAGCATCAGGTCGCCAATGGCTTTCCCCTGCTCCGTGGCCAGCCCGGCCAGGTTGTCGCGCGCGGCGGCGCACTGGGCGGCCTTGTCCTGCTGATCGTCCAGCAGCGGCCGGAAATGGCGGGTAGTCGCCCAGGTGCCCACGGCCATGCCCAGCAGGATCAGCAGCCCGGCGCCAGTGAGGCGCAGCGCCCATGCCTTCATGCCAGCGCCCTCCGCACGCCCTCATCGATCACCGCCGGCGCGTAGGGGTTGCCGCCGTTCTCGTGGATGATGATGCTCACCACCATTCCCCGCAGCACCGCTGGGTCTTTGATGTTGATCGGGTCAGTGGTGCGCACGCCGATGCGCTTGGCAACGGCCAGGGCATAGGCCTGAGTGTCGTTCTCGTTGCTCGGCGCCCAGCGGTTGATGGTCTCGAGCACCGTGTCGATGCCCTTGCCGCCCACGCCCGGCATGCCGTCCTTGCCTCGGTAGGCGATCAGCAGCTTGCCCAGGGCGCGGATGCCGTTCTCGGCGGTATCGAAAATGGCAAAGCGGCCGTTCGGCTCCTTTCCGGTCTGTCCGACCCAGTCATTGCGTGGGTTGTAATCGATGTTGCCGGGGTTGCGATTGCGTACGCCGCGGGGAGTGCTCATTCAGCAGCCTCCTCTGCCGGCGCTTCCACCGCCGCCTCGCCCGCGTCCTGCGCGGTGACGCGAACCTGGGCGCTGTAGCGTTTGATCACCTGCGCAGTACGCACGATCGCCGCCGGCTGGGCCTTGAGCAGCTCGCGCGCCGCGGCATCAGCCTCCTGCTCGGTGGCGAATTCGTTCTGGTGGACCGGGTCGAAGTGATTGCTCGAGTTAATGACGATGAAAGGCATGGGACTTTTCTCCAGGCAAAAAAATACCGCCAGACGGCGGTCGGTGTGTTCGGTTGGGGTCAGGCCGGCGGCGTGGGCCAGGCAATGTCCAGCGGGTAGCCTTCCTGCTCTGGCAGGTCCAGCAGGTCGAGGCGGTAGATCTTCCAAGCCTTCAAGGACGCCAGCTTCTGCTCGTTGGCCCGGCCAAGCTCGACCGCATCCATCAGTGGCGCAATCATCGAGTCAGCAACGGCGCGGCGCTGCGCAATCTCGGCCTGCACCAGCGCCAGCAGGTCGTCGAGGTCAGGCTCCGGCACGGGTGGCAGCTCAGGCAACGGCAGATCGTCAACCGACACATGCAGCGTGATGCTGTGCAGCAGGTCGGCCGGCTCGCCCTCCTTGGCAACGCTTACGCTCAGCACATCACCGGAGTAGCCAATGGCGATCGAGGCGCCAGCGTCCATCTGGTTGGTGACGTAGCCCCAACCCTCAGGCGGAGGGCACATGCCCAGCGTTCCGTGCACCAGGTACTGACCCGGCCCGGGATGCTCGACGGTCAGGTCGGACCTGCCGAGTGAAGTGATGTCGATGATCGAACCATCACCCAGGATGTTGATGGCTGCACGTGTGGTCATAGTCAGATCGCCTTCAGCGTGCCGTCGGCAGCGCGGGTTGTGTTGTTGGTGTGGTAAATGATCGACCAGTTGGTGGCCGAAGACTGGTCAACCGCGACGGTTTTGAACGCGAGGCGGTACCCGACGACCTCTTGGGCCAGGACGGTGGTCCAGCGGGGGTCAACGCCAGCCCGGATATTTGTCAGGTTGTAAAACCCAGCCGCCCCAGGTGGGGAGTTCGATGCACTGGCTGAGCTTCTGAACTCGGTATTGGACACGCTATGCAGGTTCGTTAAAGAAGGCGCCGCGCCGAGCAAGCCACCAGCGCCTACGGCCATCACTTGGCCAGTCGCAACACCCACGGTCTTCGTCGCGGCATCACCCAGCTGCAGGGCGGTTCGCGCTGCTGCAGCCGTGGTGGCGCCGGTACCGCCCTTTGCGAGTGGCAAGGCCGCTGGCAAGGTGGTTCCGCCAGCAACTCCCGTCAACCAGTCGTATAGCTCGTTGAAGTTAGCGATCGCCTTAAGCCAGGCGCTGCGGCGATCATCACCGCCGGCGCCTGCAGGGGCTGTACCGAGGCTGACAGTTTGTTTGGCCATGTTGAATCCTTTACAGAGGTTTCATTGGGCGTGATGCAAACAATGTTCGCCCGTTCACGCTGAGGGGGTTAATTCCGTCAAAGTTCTCGCAGTACATCTGGAGCAGCGTTCTATCTCCGCCGAGGAACCCTCCATAGTTCGCTCGGAATGGCTGGGTGGTCTGTATTACGTTGGTGCAAGAGAACAATGCATTCGCAAGTACATAGTCTTCATAACTACTTGTCCAAGCCATACGTGATGGCGAGGCATAGTACCCGGCCCCACTGATAGGTGGCCCTCCTGGCGAGAACGAGGCACTGGCTGGCTGACCGTTTAGCATTGAAAGGTTTGCCGATGTAACGAATATCCTGTTGCCAGATTCATCGCGCACCGACGCACCGTATTCCCCCGCAGGCGTTGCCGGCGTCATGTAGCTCGCACAGAACCACTTTATCTGCATCGGATACAGCGCGATGGAGCCATGCACGGCCTGGTTGTTGAACGCCTTGATGCGGAATCCAGTCCAGTTGCCCGGCACACCCTTTACGGAGAAATTGCCGACCATCATGTAATCCACGGCGTTGAGAAATACCAGGGGCCGCTCAGTCGTCGTAATTGGCGATGGGAATGTGACATCCCCCCACTGAATCTGATTGCCACTACCCGGACCTTGAAAACCTATGTTGAAGTTTCCGCTGTGCCGGATGGTGAGAAGCTTGTTTATCGCGTCGATCTGGGTCCTCATGTTGTTATTGGACGCCCTGATCCCATAGCTGCCCGGCGCAGCGAACGGCTCTCCCCCTTGGGATAGGATCATCACCTGCCAGTTGAATCCTTGCGGCTGGCGTAGATGAAGTTGACCAGTTGAATACCAGGCTTGCGGCGAAAATGTGTACTCTCCGCGATTCTCCAGCGTATCCACCACCACGAAAGACTCGGCTTTTATTTCGGGGATCGAGAAGTACTGGTCAAAGGCGCCATTGCCGGTAACGGTGAGCATCTTGAGCGAGCGGATCGGGGTGATGGTCGTGTCCATCGTCACCACCCCGGCCGCATCTTTTGCCCGAAGGCCATAGAGTTCAGCCATCAGGAAAGCTTCCCTAGCGCTGCACGCTCGATGTAGTTCAAGTCGTAGACGTACAGGCCATAGTTGTTGAGCAGGATCGACCCGTCTGAGGTTTGGCCGCGAAGAGTCAATGTCCCGGCAGGAACGTTAATCTCCAACAGCGGTAGCCCTTGGGAGTTGAGCGCCTGAGATCGCAGCGTCATTCCCAGAATGATTTCCTGAATGAACGCCGTGTTGATCACCGCCTGATTGATGAAGACCTGACCGTTCTGCACAACGAACGGTAGGACCATGTCACCATTCACGCCGTCTACAATCGCAACTCGCTGTGCCGATAGCAGGATTTCGCCCTCCTCCCCATTGCTACCTTGGGCGATGGCAGTCGCTACCTTTCTTCCGTTGACACTTGTCTCTGTCTTAATTGTGGACATGGCCGAGACCTTGCCGTCGACGCCGGCGACCGTTTCGCTGATGGTCTGCACCGAGGCATTCACCTCGCCATATTGAGCCTGCACCGTGTCGACGCGCTTGCCGGTAGCAATGAACTCGTCCGTGCGCGCCGATTGCTCGGTCCACACGCCGACCATGCTGCCCTGTTGGCCAGCCATGCCAGACGAATCGCCCTCCATCTCCGGATTGACCTGAACGTAGATCCCGTCCAGCCGGTTGGCTTGCGCGGTGATGGCCGTACCCTGCTGCTCCACGGTCGTGGCCATCTGGCTGATCGCGGTTGCCTGCCCACCAACAGCGCGAGCAGACGAGCCGGACACGAATGGCGAAGGCACGTTGCCCTCGCCGATCCGCTTCTCGATCATGACCGAGTCGACCACGACCGAGCCGCTAGCCGCCGAATGCCGATTTGGATACAGCAGCAGCGATACCCGAGCGCTATCGGTGACAGTGATCGGGAACGTGACCCGCGTACGGGCAGTGGTGTAAGGAACGTTGGCCGATGACCGGGACGGCCCGTTGTACAGGTTGGCCATTGCCAGTCCTGCAGCGCTCCCCTGAATGTACATCGACACCAGGTATACGCCAGGTTCAATGCGCACGTTCCAGTGAGGCGCGGTGTTGGTCTGCGAGAAGACGAAATAGGCCGATGCGTTAGCCGTGGTGAAGGCCAGCGAGTAACCAAAGCCCGAGTCAGCAGCTGCCACTGCAACACCCTCGCGCGTCACCGCGTTGCCGCTGACCGCCGGCAAGGTGGTCGACGTCAGCCAGCTGTAGGTGTCCTCCAGCAGGTTCGTGCCGGCTCCACCAATGCCGCTGATGGCGCTCTGCAGCTGGGTGACTGCCATACCCTGAACGGACAGGCCAGCCTCCGTCTGGGTGACACGACCATCAAGAGCCGATGTAGCGATTGCGTTGCCGATGTCGGCCAGCGTCACTCTGGTGGCCGTCATGTTGCACCACAGCGCCCGACCCGCGCCGTCGGCAGGCTGGATGCGGGTCACGAATCGTGCGGCCACAGCCCCTGCCGGCGCAGTAATACGCCCACTGAAATTCTGGAACCCGGAACCGCCTGCCGCCACGATGAAGGCGTTGAAGTATCCCAGGTTGACGTTGTCCTTGTCGTAGAACTGCATCTGCAGGTTCGCAGTCTGGCCTGCGGTCATGAACTGGCGGCACACATCGGCGGACAGGTCGAACTGCTGGCCCGCACTGGTCAGGACAGAGTTGCCTACCCCGCAGAAGCTGTTGGCCACGAAGGCGATAGCCTTGCCCGCCGACGTGCCTGGCACGGTGACGGTTTCCACCGCCACGGCGCCCGTCCACGGATCGGCGATACCATCTTCGAACGAACCACGGCGCAGCAGGTTGTCGAGCTGCTGCCCCACTGTCGCCTGGACGCTGGTGATCGCCGCGCCCTGAGCAGTGATTGCCGCCCCCTGCTGGGTGACGGTATTGCTCAGCGAGCTGACGGTTGTAGCATCAGCCTTGCCCGCCAGGCTCGACTGGACGCCATCAATGCGCAGAGCCTGAGCCGTCAGCTTCCCATCCTGCTCAGTAACCTTGGTCTCGACCATGCTCACCCGCGCGGCCAGTCCGTCAGCCGTGCGCACTGCCTGGCCAACATCGGTCCAGTAGGTGGTGTTCGGCGGCGGGGTGTTGACCGGTACCGCCTTCTTGGCTTGGTACAGCTTGCCGTCGTCGCCCAGCACGCCCTGGTCAATCGCGTAGGTCTGGTCTGGCTTGTACGGCATCGAGTCAGCCAGGTCTGCGATAGTGTCGATCTGCTGCTGCAACTGATCGTTTACCGCCTTCAAGCGGTTGTTGACCGAGCCCGGCATGGTGGGCGGCCCAGAGATCAGCGCAATGTATTCGCGCAGGGCTGGCAAAAGATTGCCGGCTTCGATCTTGTCCTTGAGCGCGCCGAGCATGTTGCTTACGTCAGTCGACGTTGACGCCACCACCTTCAAGAATGCGCTGACACCGTAGGCATTTTTTGAGCGCACGAAATAGGCGTAGTTGGTGGCAAAGGCAAGGCCAGTATGGGTCAGAGTCAAACCCTGGCCGAGATAGTCCCCCTGAGTAGGCTGCGGGTTGGTCGAGAAGTAATACTCGTATGTGCCGCCATTCAGCCCATGGAGCGCATTGCCTGGAATCAGCGTGATCGTGTCAATGGTGGCTTGCACGACGCACGACTCGGGGATCGGAGGCCCGCCGATACTCACAGTGATGCTCGCTTCACCTGAGCGAGTCAGAGGGCCAAGCGCGGCTACGCTCATGGTGTAATCGCCAGAAGGCAAGCCCGAAAGCGGATGCTGCAGCGTAGTGGCAGGCACCTGCGTGGCCTGAACTGCGGTGGCACCTTGGCGGACTGTGACAGCGTAGCCAGTGACAATCCCTGCAGGCTGAACCCAGCTGAGCACGCCCTGAGTGACCTCCGCTGTTTCGTCCGGGGACCATACCAGGTTGGTAGGGCTGCCCAAGCCACCGGCCGGCAGGCTTATGAAGCCGATCGGGTTGTACGGCTGACCCACTGCGTCGTCGAACTGCGCAGCATCGTACTGCTGGAGCTGTGCTGTGCAACCCTCGCTCGCACCCATGTTCCAGTTGGTGACGATGAACTCGCCAAGGATGTTCAGCGAAGGGAGATTCACACGTACCGCACGGCCTGGGCGGCAGTTGTACCCCAGGAAGTTCATCGGCACGCTGATGGTCCCGCCCGCGCGCCGGCGGCGAAGCTCAATGTTCGCGAGGCGCTGGGCCTGGTAGGGATAGGGCACGTAGGAGAACGACAGGGTCTCTGCCGATTCGCCCCCATCCTCGACAACCCACTCGGCCACCGAGACCTCGGGGTAGTCCGTCTCGGTCCATGATTGGCTGGGGTCGATGAAGGTGCCACGGACCGTGTTGATGGCCGCGTCATTGGTTGGCTCGGTACTCCCGGTAATCGTCCCGATCACCATGTCTTCGGTTATCTCGAAGTCGTACGGCCCGTAGTAAGCGCCAGCCTGGAACATCCAGCGCCCGCCGACGCGAATAGTCTTGCCGCCACACGCTGCCTCCAGCTTCTGGAGCACGCTGGTACGCTGCTCGTCCGCGCCGATGACACAGCTGCTGCGGTATCGGGGGCTGGTGGTGCCATCTGGGTTACCGACCGACTCATCGCAGACGTTTGCCCCGCTGGCAAAGGTCTCGAATACGATCTCGTCGTCAGGCACGCCGCAGCGGTTGCGCAGAAACCAGAGGATGTGCAGCGCAGTGTTTTCGGTATAGCCGGCCATGCCAGTGCGCGGGTCGAAGATATCGTTCCGGCCGCGCACGATGAAGCGCGCGTCAGGTATGCCGGAAGGAAACCTCTCCGGGTTGTACTTGAGGGACAGGCGCACAAACGAGAGGCCCCGCCCGATCTGCTCGTCCTTCCAGTCTGGGCAGTACTGCTTCAGATAGGCGTTTACTTGAGTGGGGTTCGAGACGAGTTCATAGGAAGCATGATCACCGTAGGTGGCGATCGGCTCCTCACCCAAATAGATGGCTTCCAGGGCATCAACTGCCCCTTCACACAACACGTAGACCAGGTGCAGCCACTCGCCATCAGTCTGGTTGCCGACCTGCTCCTGAGCCCAAACGAGGACACCGCCGGTGCTCACCCGGCCGAGGATGAATCTGGCCGGTGCCTTGGAAGAGCGCACAGTCTGCGCCGATGGCTCGTTGTCGCGCAGGGGCGACTTGGTGTTGAGCTTTTCCTGCTGCTCGGCAGCATAGAAGGCCAGGCCGGCACCGATGGCCGCGCCAATTGGCCCGCCTTGGGCAAACCCGATCACCGCGCCGATGGCTACCTGTGCGATTTTGCTGACGCCACCTGACATTATTCGACTCTCCAGACAGCAATTGGCTCACACACCACCCGGGTTACCCCAAGCTCAGTAGTCGCCCAGAATTCATTGGCCCAATAGACCGCCATCGACCGCCCGCCCGGTGCTTCGTAGACCGCGACATCGCCGCGCTGGATGAAGGACGGCGCAACACGGGTGAAGCAGGCGTCCCACGCCGCATCCAGGCTTCCATGAGTCTTTTTCAGGGCCCGCTTGGCGCCAGCCTCGGTCTTGTACTTGCCGCGATACCGCTCTGCAGGGTCGACGCCGCAAACGGCCACCGCGCAATCAGCGGCAAAAATGCAGCAGTCAAATTCACCCCATGAAAAAGGCCGCTCTAGGGCGGCCTTGATCACATCGTTGAGGCGTGTGGTCCAGTCTCGGTAGCGCATGCCTATTTCTCGTAGGTAAACGTCGGGGCGTCCTTCTTGGACCCCCAATAGATGGGCCATTCGGACATTTGAGCGACGGCGTAGAAGAATCGGTCGCCCTGGTGGCGGGCTCGGTGGTTTTCGTCGGTGAAGCGCTCGGTTCCGGTTCGGCTCCATTCGGCCATCCGGTCGACGATTGGAACGGTGATCTTGTTGCCGTCCTGCCCGTTTCCGGCGTAAGAGAAGGTGGCCGCGTCCATTCGGCCGCTGAACAGGATGTCCACGGCGTAGTTACCCGCCTCGTCGAACACCACGAACAGCAGCTTGCCGGAGCGGCCCCGGCAGCCCCGGATGTTCGTCTCGGTGATGATGTAGCTGTCCAGGCCGTTGAGGCTCAGCTCTGCGGACATTGGCGAGTTTGAGTTGTCACTCTCCTGCGACTGGGCGACCTCGCCGAACTGACCAACCCCCAGGTAGGTGATCCCGTCAATCACCAGATCGCCGGTTCCGGTGTGGGCGTACACCGGACCATCCTCGAAGTCGAGCTGGCAGGCGTACACCGTCATGAAACGGCCCGTGGCGATGATGTCGACCACGCTCTGGCTGAAAGGGAACGAGCTGGGCATCAGAAGGCCTCCCTGAATTGGTAGCTGCCGCTGGAAACGACCGGACGCACGGACATGGCCCATGTGTCCTGAGTCATCCGCATCTCCGAATAGGGGTTGAGGTACTCAACCGCAGCGCCTGCAGTCAGCGTGCGCCTGATCCGTTTGTTCAGCGGTACCACGGCCTGGCCCTGGGCATTCGCGGCCACCGCGCGCACCACCTCGAACATCTCGCCCGCGACAGTCAGGTAGTCGCCAGGCGCGAACACCTGGGCCCCCGGCGCTGCCCCAGCCACCTGCAGCGAGCGCGACTGAGCAACCCCTGTAACCACGGTGAGGCTGCCAACGCTGTTCGACCGGCTCCGGGTGATCGCCGGCATGTTGAAGGTGCCGAACATTCCGTCGAGCTCACCCAGGAACGCCGAAAGCTCGCGTTCCTGAGCGCGAGTGAGCAAACCGAAGGTCAAGGTGCACTGCCAGTAGGCACCTGGCTGGCCGACGATCTGCTGGGCGTTTGACAGCGAGGAAGTAAAGGCCCTGCTGTTGTTGACGATGCCCCACGTCATTTCTGACGGGCGCAGCGAAGCCGGCCACGTGAGAGCCATGCAGTACTCCTTGGGGAATTCGGGTGTTTTAGGTCTTGTTGAGCTGGCTCAGCGTTCCGCCAGGCCCAAGCAACTCACCGAAGGATTGCCCGTAGCTCGCCTTCATCCGTGCGACGTCCAGATCAATGAGCTCGAAAATTTCTTGGCCGACATGGTCGCCACACCGCAGCACAGCCATGATGCGCCCCATGATCTCTGCATTCAGATTCGCCCTGGCGCGCAGCTCGCTTGGAGCAGTCCCAGCACTGATGCCGGCAAACACTACGGAATAGGTCGCCTCTCCGATGGCATGTACCAACTTTTCCATGTCCGCATCAGAAATATTCATCTGTTTCTCCTTATCAGTTGCATTGCTGGTCCGTTACGCTTCAGGTCTCCCAGCATCATCTCATACGCCCTGTTAGACGCACGCGTGATCGAATCCTCCATCCGTGAAAGCTGATCTTGATCCGGGTTTCCGTTGACCGTGAGGTTGTTCACGATCGGAGGTAACGATACTGATCCGGCCGAAGAGCTATTGGTCTGTGTGAGTGAAGATCCTGCGACGGTCGACCCTACGTAACCGCCGTCAGCGTAGCCCTTCTTGTTCGCATTCATGCGCTCGAGGAATTCCCGAGCGCCTGGCTGGCTGACCACATCCTTGCGAACCACGAACTCACCGCCGTGCACAACACCCTTCGGCTCGAATTTGCCTCCATCCCCCGTGTATCCGCCACCGGAGAACCCGTATTTCGCGGAATAGCCAGCAGCAGACGCGCCGAGCTTGGATGATGCAGCCCCAGCGCTCCCAGCTGCAAAACCTCCACCCCCGCCGAAAGCGCTCATGCCAGCGCTGATCGCCATGTTGAGGAATCCGGCAGCCGCTTGGCGAACCTGAATGCGGATGAGGTCGGCCACGATCTGATCGGCAAAATCCTTGAACGACAGCTTGCCGGTCTTCACGAAGTTGACCACCGCGTCTTCCATGTTGCCGAAGGCATTGGAGAACAGGTTGCGAGTCTGACCCGCCACGTTGGCAGCCTGCTCCTGATAAGTGGCGAGGGCCGAAGAGGCGCCAACTGTCCAATCCGACTGCAGCCGGTCAACCTCTGTGTAGTAGGCGCTTTGCATCGTCAGCCTCTTGTCCAGAGCCTGCCGAAGCGACTCGTTCTCCTGCTCATAAAGCTGCGGACTGATACGGCCTTCGTTGCGCTGTTGCAGCAGGTTGTCCATCTGCTGCTGGTACTGCTGCTGGATGGCCAGTTGCTCCTGCAGGCGCTGACGCTGCTGGTCACCTAGGCTCATCCCCGCAACACTATTGTCCAGGCCCGTCTGGGCATTGGCCAACTGACTATTGAGGTTCTGCTGGAACGCCAGAAGCTTGCGGCTCTCTTCGACCGATATTTTCTTGAGCTGGTTTTCCTTCTCAAGCGCGGCGTTCTTTTTCAGCTGGGCGGTGATCAGTTCCTGGTTCGCGACCAGAGCCTTCTGGTCGGCCGTAAGGATCTGCTTGCCCTTGATGTCGGCGAGCTCCTGCTCCCACTTCACCAGAGCCTGCCCGGCGGCGCTAAGCTTGTCGACCTCGCCCTTTTGTACGCCGATCAAAGAGTTCTGCTGTTGCAGCACGGCATATTGCTGGCGGGCTTGGTCGAGAGCCTTCATTCCGGCGTCTTCGTGGTATGCCTTGGGGTTCTTCTCTGCTGCTTCCTTGTAGATAGAGTTCTCACGGATCGCTTTGAGCGCTGCCTTCTCCTGCTCGGCGGTGATCGTATAGCCAGCCGCGCGCGCAGCATTGATGCGCTTTTCCTCGACCTCCAGCGCCTTGTTCATCTTTTGGCGCTTGGTGAAATTATCCTCGATGCTTTTTTGGAAGCCTTCGTAGGCAGCCTGGCCGTCACGCTGGATCTGTGCGTTCTTCGCCTCAGCATCAGCAGAATCCTGCTGCGCTTTGCTCTTTTTTTCATACGCGGAAATCTCGGACTCGATAGCCTTGATGCGCTCGCGCGTGTCATTGTCTTCAAATCCGGTATCCAGCAGGCTTTTCCTGTACGCGAGTTCCTGCCGCAGCTTGGTCAGATCAGGGCCGGCGCTCGACTCTCGACCGATACCCAAAATTGCATCCCATCCGCTTTTGGCCGCGCCTGCCAGATCGTTCCATGCCCTTTCAAGGCTTCCGAGATTTTCCTTGATCGTCGCGGCGCGCTGGCCCAGCGCTTTGGCGAGCGCCTCTTGGGCTAAAGCCGCCGCTGCCTCTTTCTCTCCCATCTCCTGCGCGGCGCGAATTTGCTCGTAGACCGCAGCTGTGAGGAAGTTGTACTTATTATTGAGCTCGGCAACCGCTTTCACAGGATCATCAGCAAGCCGAACAAATTCTGCGATCGTCTCGGAAACCGCTTTGCCCGTGGCTTTTTCGTATGCAATTGCGGACGTTGCGATCTGCTCAAAGCTTGAACTTGCGATCTTCCCGGTACCGGCAAGTTGCGCCAGTGCTGCGGAAGCGTCTGCCGTGGTGCCTACTGTTCCGCTGACGCGCTTTGCCATCTCGGCCAGCGCGAGAGTGGTAGTGCCAGCGGCATTGCCCGTGGTAACGATGGAGAGTCGAAAGGCATCCTGCTCTTTCGAGCCTTGGTAATACGCCACTCCAAGAACGCCAACCGCTGCAGCAGCCACAGTGAACGGATTCACCAGGCCAAGGATATAGCCGCCCAGCGCTTTCGCGGCAGGCCCGACACCGCCGAACATATCTTTGAGCTGGCCGCCCTGCTGCAGTGCGACCATGGTAATGGGCTGGCCTGCTGCGATCGATGTGAAGATATCCGTGAACTGAGCAGGAACGCCCCTTAGCGCAGCAGCAGTTGCCTTTGCCGTCATGCCGGTCTTGCCAAGGTCCGCGTTGAAGCGCCCTAGATCTGCTCGCGAGGTATTGATCTTCGTTTGATACTCGGAAAAGGTATCCGCGTCGATCAAGCCAAGCTTCCGGTTTGTAGCCAGTTCCTTCTCTTGCTTGTCCAGTTCGCCCAGCTTTCGGGTGACAGGGTCAATGCTGCCCAGCAGCTCTTCCAGCTGCTCTTTTTGCGTTTTGACCTTCTTGCCCGTGGTTTCCGATGACTGCCCGACGCTGTCGATTCCGCCTGCCAGCTTGTCCATCACTGGCTTAGCACGGAGACCTGCCCCCTCCAGAGCCTCAAGTGCCTTTCGCGTGTCGGCAGCCTTTTGCTCGGCGTCCCGGCTGTCGATCTCCAGAACCAAGCGGGATGTCTGAGCCATTGTTTTCTCCAGGCGAAAAAAAGCCGCCCAAGAAAGGCGGCCTGCACTGCGGTTCGAAGACTAGGCGAACTATTTGCTCGCCTCTAAATACTGGTTCACATAATCCATGGACTCACCAATCTTCTGATTCATCGCGGTTAGGCTATCCATTTGTTGCGGCGTTACATGGTGAAAAAGATCCTTTGGATCAACCGATGCAGTGAATTTTTTAGCCTTGGAGCGGAAGTTTTCGTAGGCCTTCATCGCCTTTTTACACGGGCCTATGTCATCCTTTTTTACTGCCGCCTCGCACTCTTTTTGCAGGTCTAACGTCACCCTTGCAGAAGCAAACGCCTCGTCGTAGGCATTTTTTACTGGATCCGCCGCCATCGCAGCAGTGCAAAAAAACAAAGCCGCTGCGACTGTGTAAATTCTATTCATGAGCCCTCCCCCTAGGTTGGCAGCAATCTACCACCATCCGAGGGAAGCACCAAAACTGCTACTTTAGAATGTGGGCAACCACCGCACCGACGCCGGCTTTGATGGTGTCGATGGTCAGCCCGATACCTTTTTCCTTGAGCAGATCCTTTGTTTTATCCCAGATAGACATCGATCGAATGCTGTCTAGGAGTTCTCGCCCCTTCCAGGTCAAACCCAGAGCAAAAAATTGTGGTGGGCCGCTCAGAAATCCTGGGTCGTGACCTTCGATCAATCCACCCTCTTCCATCATTTTCATGTGAAGGGCCACCCAGTCAGCAGGGAAAGGCGGCATTTCCTCGGCCTTTCGATGCTCGCCTTTCGCATTTTCGAGGTCCAAGAGGATCATTCTGATCAAGTCCCAATTACGCTGCATGTATTCCTCTCCTTGGCTATGAATTTTCATTCTACCCATCGTCGCCGGCCAAGCACACAGCGTCCAGCGCAAACATCACATCGTCCACCTCGTCGCGCGGCAACGGCGACGGATGCGACTCCAGCCAATCGGAAATCTCCCGTGCCGAGAGCGGCAGCGGGAAAGCCCCGGCCATGCCGGCAATGTACCGGCGGCCGCGAGACACGTTCCGATACAGGTTGAGCAGGTAAGCGGTAATCGGGTCATTGTCTGGCTCGCCGGGGATCGCTATCTTCAGGCGAGAGTAGACCGCTCGGCGCTTTTCGCTTTCCCCACCCCAATCTTGCTCCCACTCGAATCGGGCTACTGCTTTCCCACCGACTCAGCTCGCTCTTCGGCGGCGTCATTGGCGGCCAGGGCGCCTTCGCGCAGTACGAAAATGAAGAACTCGATGTTGTTCTCGAGAAGCTCAGCGGCCACTGGCGGGCTGTACTTGATCGGATTGCCGTCGGCATCCAGCACGCCTTCCCAGTCCTTCACAATGAAGTGGCTGAGCAGCATCGCGTGGTTCTGGTGCTCGGTCATTTCGCCGGCGACCACGCCGACCTGTCCTTCTTCAAAGCGCGCGTCGTTGCGCTGGATCCGGCGGCGCATGCGCTCAAGGGCGACTTGGTAATCAGGGTTGTCGATGCTGGCCAGCAGGATCTTGGTTTCGTCGTCGAACTTTGCCCAGCGCTCGCCGGCAGTGGCCGGCTTCTTCTTGCCCAGTTGCAGAGCCATTTCAATTCCTCAACGCCACGCCAATAAGGGGCCGACCCGGCCGGCGTTATAGCCGGGGTAGCCAAAGGTGTTACGGGGTGGGGTCAGCAGCTTCGCGGGTGATGGTCGGACTCTGCTTGGACACGGTGTAGTTCAGCGTCACCTCGATCAGGTCGCGCTTACCACCGTTCGGCAGCTCACCGTCCACTTCCACTGCAGGGAAGTTGAAGGTGTACTTGTTGCCCAGCGAGTCGGTGATCGGGAACACAACGGCGATCGGCGTCCGAGTGAAGGTGTTTTTCCAGATCTCCCAGGCGCGCTTCGACCAGGCCAGCGTGATACTGCCGGTGACTGCCGCCTCGGTGGCGATGTGCGCGCCCGGCCCCAGACGATCCGAGCCAAGGCAGCGCTGAGTTTGCAGGCTGTTGTCCAGGCTCACGGTCATGGCCGAGACGCAGGCCACGCCTTCCAGCGACTGGCCGTTCACCAAGATCGTGCCAACGTTGTTGTTCGACAGGAAAGGGGTAGTGGTCGGCGCATTCGGCGAGATCACAATCGGAGTGTCACCGTCGGTGTAGTCTAGGCACGCCATGTTGAAGGTGGCGGTCACCTTCCCTTCCGACGGGATGTCCAGCGCGAAGGTCGAGACGTGCGCGCCCTTGAACACGCCATAGACGCCGACGTCGTTGTAGCCCTTGGCGATGCTGAAGGTGTGGCGGGTATCGCCTACGCGCAGCACGTCAGCCGTCCACGCGCCGTAGAAGGCAGCCTCCAACAACTGGTCGAACGAGCCGAACGAGAACTCAGCCGTCAGATCGCCGCCGATATCGATGCTGGTGGCCACTGAGCCTTGGCTCAGACGGGTGTCGGTGATTTCGTCGCTGACTTCGGTGTTGACGGTCGGGGTCAGCGCATTGCCAGTGAGGCGCAGGGTATCCCACGTGCCGGTGGGGGTAACGCCAGGCGTCACCTCTTTGATGATGTGTGAAACTACTTTCGCGCCAGAGGACATTGGAGTCTCCTATCTGCGGGCATAAAAAAACCCGCTTAAAGCGGGCGGGCGTATTTCCAAACGGCTATCAAAAAAATAATAGTGAGGCCATGATCGCTGCCACGCGCTCGGAACTCATCAAAAGGGAATTGTATGGAAGTTATTGAGGTCTTTACGGATTTGATGGCTGCTCTGCCATCACCCGAAGTGACTGCCGCAATCGCAGCATCTGCATCCGCTACCTTTGCCGCGATTACGATCATTTCGACGGCTCGTGCGAAGTCAAATGAGCGGTTGCTCGCGCATGCCGTACAGACCTTGGAACGCTCTTACACATCTCTAGCTGGAAATTCGGAGCGCGAAAAAATCCCCCCCGCGGACCGGCTTGCATGGCTGACGTCCGCGCGTCTTATCGAGGACTACAAGCGTACGAAGCGGAGGATCTCGAGCAATCTCATCCGCCAAGAATGCGAAAGCCATGAGGAGCATTGGCGGCATCAGTTTTACCTAAAGCTGAAAAACCTAGCCGGCGGGGTGGTTGAATACTACAAAGGCGAACGCATTGACTGCATAGATCCCGTTTCCGCTGTGATCGTGCACGCATTCGCCGACTGGCCAGAAAATAAGAAAGATCCATTGCGCAAGTACCGCGATACAACGCATGCCGTAGCAAAACTCAAACCTATGCAGCGGTGGTTCACACTTCATCAGTACTGCGGAACCCTGACTAACCCGCGCGAAAGCGAACGTTCACGTTGATCTGGTAGTAACCCTCGAACTCGCCTACCACCACTTGCGTTGCCTCAATGAATTCGAGCTGCCCGGACTGCCAGTAGGCGAAATGCCCCTCAAGGGAATCAGCCAGCTGGCTGATCGCCTTCATGCCGGAGCGTACACGGGCAAAGCACTGGATGCTGATCTGGCCGGGCTTGCGGGTGTAAGGTCGGTCAGCCATGCCGGCCATGAAGGCAGTGGCGTACTGGATATTTAGCCTTGCCCACAACCCTTGGTCAGGAGGCGTGAACACCGCAGGCTGGTTCGGGTAATCGATGCGTGCCTGGTCTAGCCCAGCGAATGCAACCATACGGGCGGTGATGAGCGTCCTGATCTCTTCGAAAGTCATCTGTAGGCCTCGGATACGCCGATGAAGGCCAGTCCGTATATGCCGGCAGGCGCCTGCTCGGAGTAGCCATCCTCCAAGCGCTCTGCGTATGGAAGGTTGTTCTGGATGTAGACGACAGTGAATGGCTCGAGGCCCGACAGCTGTGCTGCGCCGGCGGCGATTGTGTCCGAACCAGTCTGGTCAGTGGCATTGCTTGACGAGTACACAGGCGCCCCAATGCTGACCACGTTGTTTCCCCGGAACCGTCCGCTATCCACTGGTGACCGGAGTACAATTTCATTCAGGAGCGCCATCGCGATGACGCGGACACGCTGTGAAATCTCCGCCTCAATCTGATCAGCAAATGCTGTGGGGGGTATGGACCAGCCTCTGGCCATCAGGTCTTCCTCAGCTGGATCTCGTAGTGCGCGCCGGCCGGGTCAGTCTGGACATTGACCACGTCGAAGCCGTTGATCCTGTGGCCGATGTCGGGCGCTCCGCCAATCGTCTCATTGGTGAGGGCGATAAGCAGTTGGTCGGTGGCGCGGATGTTTACGCCGTCGACCTGGGCGATCTTGAAGGCGTCGAACACGCCGCGACCGGTGTAGGCGATGATCACCGGAGCCAGCACCTCCTCACTCACAGGGTCATAGCCGCCCGGGAGCGTGACACCGCCGCTGAACGGCCGCACGGCATCCGCCAGGTCGGTATCAAAGGCTTCCGCCATATCAGCCTGTATCTCCTCGCGCAGACCCATGGCTACCCCCGGTTGACTAAGAATGAAAATGGGTTGCAGCGCCAAGGTGTCAGCAAGGCCAATGCGAACTGCTCACCCTCAGGTCTCGAACCTCTACTGGATTTGTCGTACGCGGCGTAGCTCTTGCTGGTGGACACTGAGCCAGCCTTTACGGTTTTAGCTGCCAAGGCCCCTTCAGTCTGTTGCTCGAACAACTTGCCATCGCCAGCGACCTGCGCCAGCAAAGCGCCTGCTTGCTTCACCTCGTCAGGCACGGCTGACATGCTGATTCCGCACAAGCTAAGCGAGGTGAGGTAGGCGTTGGCCTGCGCAACCGCCAAGGCCTTCTTATCGTCTGGAGCCCAGGCGGGGCTCAAGATGGCATTGACGTCATCGACAGTGATGTAGATAGCCATCAGGCCTCCGCTGAAATGAGTGGGGCCGAAGCCCCGGTTTTACTGCTGGTTGAGCTCGGCGACCTGTTTCTGCAGCGACTCTTTCGAGGCGTTGGCGCGGTAGGTGACGCCGGCCTTGTCCAGCGCAGCCTTCAGCGCCTCGACCTCGGGATCGGCAGCCGCAGTCTTTAGGGATTCGATCTGCTTGAGCAGGTCGGCCTTTTCCTGCTCCAGGTCGAGCACCTTCTGGACTTCGCCGTCGCGCTCGCGCTGCAGGCTGGCAACTCCAGCATTCACCGCTTCGAGTACCTGGAACAGGCGGCTTGCGGTTTCGCCAAGCTCGCCTTGCGGACGCTCCAGGGCCTGCTCAGCGAACGACTCGACGATCACGCCGATGGACGTCAACTCAGCAGTCAGGCGGTCGATATCGTCCTGGCTCAATCCGCCAGCCTCGATAATCACGGCCACGGCCTTCAGCTCAGGGCGGATGGTCACCTCGGGCACGTCCTTGGCCTCACCCTTGCGGCTGGTAGCGGCGTTGGCGTCGACGATGACCAGGCCATGTTCTTTGGCCAGGGCCTTCACATCCTCCTGGTACTGGTGGAACGGTCCCGCCAGGTACCAGATGTTGTTCTTGCTCATGCTCACGTCCTCAGCGGGCCAAGCCGTCGGCCCAGCCCGCCATCAGGGTTACTTGGAGGCGTCACCGATCAGAGCAACACCAGCGGTGTGCTTGATGCTGGTGGCGGTCTTGTCCCAGTTCGTCCCAGTGGCCAGTTCGGCATCGGTCGGAGACTTGCCGCCGGCGGTCACATCCCAGGTGTAGCCCTTGAGGCCCAGACCGAAGGTGTAGTCGGTCTGCAGAGTGGTCTCGATCCGCTCCTTGCCGTTGGTGGTCTGGACGTTGCTGATGATGTCGCGACCGTCGTGCACCAGAGCCGCACCCTGGACCAGAGACAGGATGATCTCCTTGTCGGGGGTGCCGTCCTGCATCAGAGCCGGGGCATCGGTCACAACCGAAACCTTGCCCAGAATGTCGATCACACGGACGTTGCCGGCTTGGAACAACTGCTGCTGGTTGGCCAGGTTCTGACCAACCAGCTTGTGGTAGGTGGTGCCCTGCATCACCTGGGTGACCAGGTTCTGGCTCGCATCACCAAACTTCGCGTGGGCGTTGTTCAGACCGGCATAGGTGATGCCGGCGGTGGCCGACACGTCGTTGACGGCAGCGGCCTGGGCAGTGATGGCGGCGACGAGGGCTGCGATGGCGGTGTTCAGCTGGTCCTTCAGCAGGATCTCGGCGAACGCGCGGGACGCGACCTCGATGCCTTGAGCGGTCGGGCGCTCCAGCCAGGTCATCTGCGAAGGCTCGTAACGGATCGGGCCGAAGCCACCGGCGACCTTCACCGAGGTGTTTTTCAGCTCGGTCAGGTCGGTGATCGGCGCTGCGCCGTTGGCGGCGTAGCGATCCACGCGGCGCTGGGCGGCTGCCAGGGTCTGGAAGAACGACTCTTGCAGGAAGTCGCCGGTGAAGCCGTCCGGGGACAGCACGATGGCGCCGCGGCTGGCGGCGTTGAACGCAACGAGCATCTGATCCAGCGTCTCGATGGTCGCCGGCATGATGTATTCGTTGAAAACCTGCATTTGCGACAGGGACATGGGTGTATTTCCTTATTTCAATGGAAGGTCTGGGAACCGGCTGGCCAATGCCGCCGTGCGTTCCTCTTTGGTGCCGCCGATGTTGCCTCTTGCGGCCCCGCCGCCTTTTCCAGCACCCCCGGCCCCGCCGCCGGATGCTTTGCTACCAGCGATCAGCGGACCGAAGGCCGGATCGTTGGTGAATTCTGCTTTCAGCTCATCCAGCGTTGCCGCCGAGAGCTTGCCGGCTGCATCAAGCACAACAACGGTGGGTTTACCGTCGCGCTGCTCGACGCTCAGCCGGCGTTCGATGTGGGGAAGCAATGCCTTGGCGCTGCCAGGGACAGCCAGTGTGGTCGCGATCTCGGTAGCGGTGCGACCCACGGTCAGATCCCGGATCTGGCTTTGCAGGGTACTGTTGGTGCTTTCGAGCTGGCCGGTCAGTTCAGCCTCGCGGCGCGCGTACTTCTCGGACCAAGACTTTTCGAGCTCCTCGACGTTGCCCGACTTGCGGGCTGCCTCTTCGCGCTCGAGGCGAGCGGTTTCCTCGGCCTCTTTGCGCGCCTTCTCGGCCGCCTTCTTCTCGCCGAGCAGTTCGTCAACCTTGGCCTTCAGGCCGGTGACGTCTTCCTGCTGCGGGAGCCCGTCGATGCCGAGGACGAACTTGCCGTCCTTCTCGACGTACAGCGCCTGGATGGATTCGTCGACGCCTTCGAGGCTGTCCAGTTGGAATTTCAAGGTCATTGCTGTCTCCCAGAGACGTTGAGCAGGCCCTGCCTGCAGGAACAAAAAGGCCGGCGGTTGGCGGGCCTAGTAGTCGATGAGCTAGATTTATCTTGAGTGAGCGCTCAGGGAGCGATATATTTAACTCAGGGAGCACATTTTCGTTGCTCCTTTAACCTAAATAGCGAGGTAATCATAAATGTTGAAACACCAATTCATTCTCGGTGAGGATGGCCAGCCAATTTTTGCCGTCGTGCCGTACGCCGAGTACGCCGACGTGTTCGGCACTGCGCGAGCAGCAGCGACCGGGGACGCCGATCACCAAATCCCTCTCTCGATCCGGCTGCCCAATGCCGGAGCAAGCGCTGCCATCGATCTTCCACGGTTCGTTGAGTACTGGGTGCGTTGTGGAATCCAGAGCCTTCCGATCAACAAGCGGGCTAAGCCGTTTCACGAATTCGAAGGTCGAGAGCTCTTCTCCTTGGAGGCGCTCATTCGCACCTGCTTCATCTCGGAGTCGTACCGCAACACGATGCAAGCGGTGAACGAGGTAACGGACCAACTGGTCGATACTGGACTTTTCCGCGAAGTCCGCTTCAACCAGGCTCGCCTGATGCCGGACCAGATTTTCCAGCGTGAACAGGCGATCCTGGAAGCACACATCCTCCCCTACTCCCGCAGCGTGAATTGCCTGGAGATCGTGTATGACAAGGCGAAGGAGTACTGCAAGCAGCATCCCGTCGCCCCCGACCAGAAGATACCGTCCGCTTGGTTCAATCGAGGCCATGCCTAAACCACAGGAGCGCATGACACAGTCGTGCGCTCCTTCTTCTACGATGCAAAAGCCTTTTCAAACGCCATCGGCTCACGCTCGCGCAGCTGCTTGAGGGTCAGGGTCTTGCCGTCGTCGTCCACGAACCGGTCGATGGACAGCTCGCCCTTGCTGAACAGCTTGTAGCGCTCAGGGCCGAGCACGTCGGACTGGAATGCAGCCGGCTGCCTGGCCAGCCACTCGCCATAGCTGGTCTTGCTGCTCACCTGCTCGACGCCATCTGGACCGACTGAAGGCCGGGTAGACCCTGGGATCTCCCGGGCGAACTCGTCTTTCAGCACCGGGATGAGCGTCGTCCGGCACCGCCAGTGATAAGGCGGCCTTGGCCCATCCAGCGGGATGATCGTCTGGTCGATGCTCATGCAAAACAGCGTGGTCCGGCTGTCCAGGGTGGCGATCCGGCGCATCCCCTTGAGGATGTCGTAGTTGTCCTTGAGGACTTTGACGCGCGCCGTGGTGGCGATGTGGTT